AGCCCATCTTCTCCGCGATCTTCTTCTCGACATCATCCAATGTGTTCATCGGAGGGCCAAGCTCGATGTCGCGGTAGAAGCCTGCAACTTGCAGTTTCTTTAGCTCGTTCTCAGTCTTACGCATCACATGGGTTACACGTGGCGCATTTTGCAAAGTCTCTGAGCCGTAAGGCACGACCACATCTTCAGCAGGTACAAAAATAGAGACCTGACGCTCCAGCGATGGGTCGTAGTACACCTTCTTAAACGCATTACCCGACAGGCCCAAGCCCCACAGCATGCGCTCATGCTCACTGCGGTACTCGGTCATCACCTCAGTAAGCTGATAGTTCATATCCGCTTGAACGCGCTCCGCAGCGTCCTTCTTTTGAGTGGTCTCCTTTCCAATGATCTGCGTCTTAACCGGGCCACTCGCCGGGAACGTCGCCATAATCGTCTCGGACTGGAACTTAACCAGAGCCTCAGATAGAAGGGGATGGTAAACCCCGCAAGCGCCTTCCCACGGCTCACTTCGTTCCTCCAGTCTCATACCGAGTAGCTCAAGGCCATCGACGTAGGTCTGCATCCAGTCTTTGCGACTAGCCACGTCATCCTCAAAGTCACCCGTCAACTCACCTGCCAGCGTCTCCAGCGCGTCTTCACTGATCTTCTCAGCGAGGTTAGCGTTAAAGTCATCGTCCTCATCTTTACCCGGCTCAATCTCAATCTCCAAGCCACCCATGCCAATAGTTACCGACTCCGGGTCTTCGATCTCAATCTCGATTGCGGGTTCCTCGTCCATCATTCCCATAGCGTCCAGCCCTAGCGGCGCGCGGTTTAATGCTTTATCAATAGCCATGATCTATCCTTAGTAATAAGCTTTTCTGCGTCTGAACTCCGGCACCTCGTCCGGCTCGTCAAGTACCGAGCGAATGTAGCCACCTTTGCGAAAGCGCATTAACGCGAGAGATACCGAGTCAACATAGTCATCATGCTCCCCGCCGGGGAACGACGCTACCTCATCCACCACTTCTTCCGCCCAATGTGTGTTGGGTACCCAGACGCGCCCACTCGCAAAAATGTCTGATACCGCATTTAACCGGCTGATCTTGTCATTGCCTTTACCCGGTGTGAACTCTTGCACGGGTATACCCATCGACCGCATCTCATAGATGAGCGGCGCTCCGGTTGCCTTCTTCTCGATGATGATAGAGTCCGGCTCCCACTCCTTGCACTCCTCAATTGCCTTTTTCTTTAGCTCTGGAAACTCCATGCGCTTACGGAAGGCATTTAAGAGGATGATGTTGGCCTGCATTATCCCGCTGGCATCCTCCTGATAGAAGACCCCCCACGTGGTGCATGCCGAATAGTCAGCACGGTTGTGTTTCTCGAACGCCGTATCCCAGCTTTGCAGTACAAATTCACACTGCGGCGGGTTGTCTTCCTCCCATTCCTGCCACCATTCACGCTTGATGATTGCAGCAGACTCGGATGTGGGGTTCTGCATGTACTGCGCCATCCATTTCTGGTTGGGCAGTTCGTTTTTCAGGGCTTGGAGTTCTTTAATTGACCAAAACTCAGGCCAAAGCGGGTTGCCAGAGGGCAGAATCGCCGGAAACTCAATCACTTCCCACTCATCGCCGTCACGTTGCGCAGCGGCTTTCAATACTTGGCCCGTCAAGTCCTTCTTTGACCAGCGTGTCATCACGATGATGATCGATCCACCCGGCTGGAGACGCTGACGAGGCCCCGATGTGTACCATTCGTAGGTCTTATCGTAGATTTCCGGGTTTACTTCGGCTAATGCAGCCTCTTGTTCGCTGTGCGGGTCATCAATAATGAGAATATCCGCACCCTTACCGGTCACCGCACCGCCCACACCGATAGCGAAATAGTCACCGCCCTTGGATGTGTTCCATCGACCCGCCGCTTTGGAGTCTGATTGCAGTGAAGTCTCGGTAAAAACGTCTTTGTATACGTCGCTGTCCACCAAGTTACGGACTTTTCGACCAAAACCGACAGCAAGCTCTGCTGTATGAGACGTTTGAATTACCTTTTTGTGAGGAAAATTGCCCAGAAACCACGCTGGCAGCAGGTATGAGGCGAATTCTGACTTCGTGTGCCGTGGTGGCATGTTGATGATGAGTCGTTTGCACTCTCCCCGAGCCACCCTTTCAAACGCTCTAGCCATCTTCGCATGGTGTGCCCCATCAATAAAGGAAGGCCAGACCTTATGGACGAACGCCATGAAGTCTAGTTTAGCCGCATCTGCCGCTTTCCTCGCCCCCAACTCCTCCAACAACTCCGCTGCCTTGATCTGGACTTCTTGCGGGAGGGTGTTAAGCAGGGCGGGGTTAGTCTGAAGCGTCTGTAGCAGGTTCGGTTGTGCTGGGTTCTGGGTCATCCAGTGCCGCCAATTCCGCGTCTAGGTCGATCAAAGGTTTAGGCCGGGCGGTGTTTTCTATCACCTCGGCATTCCCCATGTATTTCTCCAAGAGCGTCACTAACTCGCCTTCAAGGTCGGCAGTAGACTTTTGTTTTATGGTGATCTCCATCTGTTCGCTGAACAGGTTCACACCTCTGCGTTTACCCAGCAGTTCTAGGGCTTTCAATCTGACTTTGGGGTCTTCGTCTTCCGTCTCTTCAAGGAGCCGGTTTGTGACGTAATTGGCAATGCGGCGGTTGGCACCGAGGAACTCGTGATCGTAATGTGTCAGGAGTGACTCTAATTTGAGGATAGCGCCGGGAGGAGTCTTGGCGACATTGAATGCTTTCTGCTCGGTGAATAGGTGGTGTGCATCCACGCTGTCTTCATCCGTTACTTCGACCTCCGCACCCTCGTTCATAAGTTCTTGGAGTGTCGCGCATGCGGCGGCTGCTCGTTCACGAAACTGCTCCACCTCCTCCGGCGTTACGTCCAGTGGTAGTGGTATGCCAACTTCAGGTGTGATGACGAGGGGCATAGGCAAATTGTCATGTTCTGCTTTCGCAGATTTTTTACATACCCCCCGCCATATGGAACCTAAATAAAAAGGCAAGGGGGGTGTTTCTATTTTGCGCAGTATAGCCCTGCTTGGATTTTTTGCAAGGGGGTGGGGGTACCACCGCGCCTATCCTTGACGACATGTTAACAAATTAACATCGACAGCACCCCCTCCGCATAGTGTAGCTGTTTTCAAAAAATGCGTATCGGATGTGTGGAATACAGCGCAGCGGCGGGGGCGGAGTCCCATCTGCCAGCTTGGGGGGTGGGGGTAGGGTGGGGTCGCGGGGTGGCGGAACTTACTGTCTGACAGTAACTTCCAGGAAAGCTTGACAAGCGGAAAGCTTTATGGTGTAATGACGTCACTGCATCAGCGGATGCAGCAATTAACAAGGAGTTATCATCATGACTACTAAAGCCAAACAAACCAAAATCGTTAACGCTATCGACCAAGCTGTTAAGACATTGTCACAATCAAAACGCGATACTGCGAAACCTTCCGCAGTTACATATGTTGCAACAAAAGCGCATATTGAGTTAGCGCGTGAGGCCGGTGGATTGTCGAAAGTAATTCAGGACAATCAGGAGTACTTCAACAAAATTGCAGGTATGTTGCGTGATGCAAAAGTAGTAATAGGTGATGCGCGTAAATGCCCACTTGCAAAAGCTTTTCTTGCCGCGCGTTTCACTGGCAAGGTAGCTGCATCGACTAAAGCTAACGCGCTGTTAGCGTTTCGCAAAGCGGTTTCAAGCGGCAAAGAATATAGCGAAAATGCTTATCGCAAGGCCGATGCCAAAAAAGAAACAGCAAAAAAGGGTGCGCAAACCGCACCAAAGGCCGACGATACCAAAAAGGTAACGCATGTCGAAGCAAGCGAAACCGCAACGACGTATCAGTGCACGATAGCGCGTAAGGGCAGCGCTAAAAAGGCCGCGCAAACTCTGCGCGATTTGATTAACAAAATGAAATCGTCAGAAGAATACAGTGGCCTATGCTTGGCGCTGATCGACGCGTTGGACGAATTCGACGGCGAATAATTAACTCGAGGCCGCGAAAGCGGCCTCATTATTGGAGATATCAAAATGGAATTAAATAACGAAACCGCAGTTGATTTAGCTGATTATCTTTTGGAATGTTTTGCAGTCGCTGGGTACACTGACATTCATTCCGACCATATCGCGGCAGTTATCAAAGATTATATTTCAAGTTCCGAAGCTTGCGACGCTGATTGGATAGCACGGCACGGATAATCGACCCACCCCGCTTCGGCGGGGTTTTTTATTGCCTGCGTTTTTGACGCAGGAACTGGTGTCAATGCAATTGGAGGGTGGGCGGGTTGGGCGAAGCCCACGAGGCACTCAGTAGGAGAGAGGGAGGCGAGTCGCGCACAGCGCGAAAGGTGGAACTGGTGTCACCGCAGTAGCCGAGCAGGGGCAAACTTACTGTCAGACAGTAAGTTTTTATCAAATTGATATTTGTTCACAATGTTCCGCATGTTCCAAAATTTGTGAACAAGCTTTTTTTAGCATAACTCTTTGTTTTTATTAGCTTTTCTTGTTGTTATATTTATATTTGTTCAAATGTTCAAATGTTCACAGATAACACAACGGATTCCAAAAATTTTTTTCTCTCTCACACGTGGTAGCAAGAAATTTCTATGTGATCTGCTTTCTTTCGTTTTATTTGGCAGCGTGTATTTTCACGGAACAAGTGAACAAAATGCAAAACCCATATGACATCCGTTGAAAACACAGGGCAAAAGCTATGTTTTATTTTTCGGAACATCGTGAACAAATCCGCCCATTTTGTGAACAAAGCCCACACCCCTGCCTAAAAAATAAGCAGCAACCCACTGCCTAAAAAATAGGCAGCCTAAAAAATAGGCAACCACACAGAATCCGAGAGCTACCACGTGTGACATCACATGGAAAGCTTGACACATAGAAAGTATTAGGCTATAATGTAGTCATGTTGGTAGAGCAAACCAACAAAACGAGCGAAACAAAACTTACTGTCAGACAGTAACTTTTTTGGGAGACCGAGATGATGATTGCAAATACCGACACAGTGGCATTCCCAGTAGAACTCACAGTGGATGACTTGGCTACGATGTATGGCGCACTTGCCACCGAACATAACCGTCTATTAGCAGAAAAGAAAAACCCAAAGTGCAAAGCATCGGGGCAGATACTCGAGCGGCAGTACACACGCTGCCTTGGCACATTGGCAAAAGTGCAAATGGCAATCGAAACAATGTACTCAAACTAACCCACGGGGCGAAAGCCCCTAACCCTTGGAGAACATCATGACAACCAAAACCAAAAAAGCACCTACCGGCTACATCATCTATCGTGGGCATTCGCTGCTGGACGGCAAGCCCATTGTGGCAGTGGCCATCGTGGGCGAATCCAAAAATGTCAAAACAGGCAACATGGTGCAAACGTACATCATGGCGGACAACGGGTTGTCACCCGTGGAGAGTGCTAGAAATTTATCGGACGTGTCAGTGTGCGGTGACTGCAAGCACCGGCGTGGCATGGGCGGTTCGTGCTACGTCAATCTGGGTCAAGGGGCTCGGTCTGTGATGGACGGACTGATGCGCGGTATCTATCCAAGCGCAACACCAGCGCAAGTTAGCAGGATTGTAAGTGGGCGCAAGATCCGGCTCGGTACGTACGGTGACCCAATGGCAGTGCCGGTATGGGTGTGGGACAACCTAGTATCCGAAGCGGACTCACACACTGGCTACACGCACCAATGGCAACCCGAAAAGCGCAAGCGCATGGACGTGCTGTACCCAGATCAGTATGACGGCATACGTGCTTTGTGCATGGCAAGTGTCGATACCGAGGATGAGTGGGTAAGTGCGTTGATGGAAAACTGGCGGACATTCCGCGTCCGGTCTGCGGATGAGCAAAAAGAAACAACTGAGTTCGTTTGCCCAGCAAGCG